TCTCAAAGAAAGACGTGCCTATCCCCCCAAACACTTACAAACAAGTCCAGAAAACATTCACCATGGCATCAGGTGGTAGAATGAGATTTCAAAATTTTGCTCTAAACTTCACTGATGCTAATCAGTGGAATCAATGGTGGTCCTCATTCAAGAGAAGCCATCCAGAGTTGAATACAACCATAACAAATTTTGACAGCTTTTGTTCCACCATTGGTGATGTCAACAACATAATTGAGGCTCTTCGGAAAATCCAGGGAAACAAACATGCAAATGCAGAAAAGGATGCACTCATTGCAAAAGCCATCCTAATAATAACAAAAAATGCAGGGCCTGTCAAGCTTTGTGCTTGGCTCGTGAATGAGAACTATGTGACAGTTGCTATCAACTGGTTTGAAAAAAATTCAAAGGCAGAAGATGTAGCCATCTGGGATGTTGCCTATGAAAAGCTTATGAGACAGCTTCCAATGGAAAGTCAAGTAAGAGCCTATCAACGTGCAGCAATAAGGTTCAGAAAGGAAACAGGACTTCCAGATGACATTGGCTTTGCTGTTCTTACAGGTCAAACACCCAGAGAGTGGAGAGTAACCAAAGAGACTGCAATGGACATACAAGCCATGCTTATTGACATGATAAGCAGAAGAAGAACCATGACAGGAGGCAACAGGAACAAGGAACAAAGCAGAGAGAATGGAACCTTCATAGCCGGACTAGTGAAAGGAGAAGAAAGCTTCCTTGGAGACATACCATGGAGGAGGTGGAACAAGAAAAATGAAAAGGGACTCCACATCAGCTCTACCGCTCTGATGAATGCCATCCAGAGAGGTCTCATAACAGAGGCTGAAGTGCAACAGTTCATTGATGACATGAAAAAGGAAGGTGCCGCTGAACTGGACGAAGACATCAAAAAGGGAATTTCAGAGATGCTGGACGCACTTGAGGCCTTCAAGGTGGAAAAGCCCAAAATGTCAAGCACAACAACTACAGGAGGTTATGTGCAGCAGGGATCCAACATGGACATCATCTTTTCATCATTTTACTGGGTTTGGAAGTCTGGGTGCAACAAAAGAGACTTTCCAGCACTGTCCAAGTTTTTGAACAACATGGGACAAAAAATTGTTGGCAAGACTCACATGATTGAAACACTTGAGACAGTCAAGTTCAAGTGGGGAAAAGGTCTTATAAACATCATCTCCACAGAAGGCTTTGCAGACAAAGTTCACATGCATCCCGCAGTGCTGACATGCGGAAGAATCAACAATGAGATGGTGGCCTGCTTTGGCGTTGTACCGGCACACAAGCCTGACCTGGCCAGCTCTGGATGTGCATCCATAAGGCACCTGACCAACTTTGAAACAAGACAGACAAATGCTGCTGCTGTTGCCATAACTTCTCTTTTCAGAGTCTTCAAAGCAGCATATCCTCAGTATGACCAAGAGGAAATCGTCCCCGCTGAGCACATGCTCCACCAGAGTTTCTTGGGAAAGTACTGTGCATTTCAAAATGCCAGCCAACTGGATGGCGATGCACTTGATGTCATACTGACAGAGGGCAACTAACTTGGCCTGTTATGACAACACAATAGCAGCTAATTTTACTTCAAGCTTATGTGGTAGCTTTAACCTTGGTTGTGGGTTTTATTTTATGCATTCATCTATCCATTTAGGACCACTTTGTCCAATTTCTGCTTAATTTAGTTGTGTTTGATTGAATTTAGTCCACTCATACCCGACTGCCACGCAACAATCTCTCACCCGACTCCAAGGCCCCATCCCTCCCATGGCCTCATTCCAGACTCCTGCCTCCCTTCAACAGACCCTGCCATTGCAGCCGTGCTCTGCTCTGTGCCAGGTGATGGCTCATTGCCTCCAGCCAGCTCCTGCGGACACACCCTGTTCTGTACTAGTCCACTTCACTCATCACTATTGCATTACAAACTCAATCACTGCATTGGCTTTACACCTGCCATACTTTTGTTCTTTTCATTAATTTTGATGTTTTGGTGTGGATTTGGATCTAGATTTGAATTTAAACTCAAATTTAAACTTTGGTGTGGTTTTGGATTTTGTTTGCTTATTTGTTTAGGATAAAAGAAAAGGGGGTTAGCGGCAACAATATCTTTGAGA